AGCTAAATCCGTAATAAAGCCTTTGGGTATAGTAATTCTGTACCCATTAACTTCATAAATATAATCCTGGAATAACTCATATCTTTTTCCATCATAAAGTGGATGTGTCACTAGTTTTGTTATCTCCATTATCTTTCCCCTCTTTTAATTTTTTAAAAATTGGTTGTAGTTCTTTTACTACTGCTTCTATTGTATTTTCATTAATAAAAATTCTTACATGAGGTGGTAATTTAGAAACAAATTCTTGAACTGCTTTCTTTTTAAGGTTTCCTAGACCTTTTCCTTGTATAGCCAATTCTTGTTTCATTACTTCATTTCTTACTTCAGTTGTTGCTTCTTCCTTTCCTTTATATCTCCAAGACAATACAAAATAAGTCGCCACTGAAAATACATACCCTAAAACTTGCCATATTAATTTTTTATCCATAATTAAAAACCTCCTAAATTTTCATACTATTTATAAAATCAACTATAAAATGTGCCATTTTTTTTACATCTTTAAATTTACTTGCTTCTTCGTTAGTTCCGAAGAAGGGTTCAACCAAAACATAAGTACAATTTGTATTGCATATTCCATAACCTCCTCTCGTTTTGGAATCAGTAATGAGGATTATACCCTCTGTTTCTACTGTCTTTTCTATCATTACTTCCTTACCATTTTTATCTATTTTCTTTTCTTTTAATTTGTTCCATTCTTTTCTTATATTGCTTCCATACTCAGTTTTTAATTTTTTCATAAAAAGTTCAGCATATTTTTTAGCTTGTTCATTCTTAAAATAAACTAAACTTTCACATCCATTTGCTTGTGGAGAAGCAGCATTAAAATGTAATTCTAAAGCTAATTCATAATTATGCTTATTAATTTCATCAACAACAGGTTTCATTTCTTGAATGTAATTTTGTTCAGCTTTTCTTGAGTAAATATCAATATTATCATCTAAGTTATTTATCTCATCACAGACATCTCTCCAGTATTCATATTCAGATAAATTTAGATATTTACTGTATGCCCCTTTTCCTCTTGGATTATGTCCAATCACTAATGCAAATTTTTTCATATTTTACCTCTTTTCTTTTTATTCCCATTTAATAGCTTCTAGTTCTTCAACAGTTTTAACTTTTAATATTTTTTTTGTTATAGCAGTGTATTTGTTTTGTGCAGTTATAACTCTTAATATCCAAGAAAAATAAATTAAATTTAATTCTCCAAGAGGTATATCTACAACAGAATCATCTTTTAATCTCCAAGGAGTTGTTAAAGTTTTTAAAAGATTTTTTAGCTTTCCAACTTTCATTGCACCTTTTATTTTTTCTTCCAGTTCTTCAGTTATTGGTATTCCCAATGTTATTAAGGCTTGTTTAATGACACTATAGTCTTCTGTTTCTCCAGCAATGTCTAATGCCATTTTTACACGCATAAAATTAATTTCATCATATTCTTTCATTTGGAAAATCTTACCATTATGCTCATAAGAACCAAACATCTTTTCCAACAGAATTTCTCTGAACTTATGTCTGAAAGTTCTTTTAACATCTTCCATATTTATATCCCAATTATGCGTTCCAGTATTCCAAGTATGGTAAATACTTGGTTGTGGAATAGACTTTAATTTTTTATTTTCTATATATTCTCCTGGAGCAAGTGAAATTTCTATATCCTCTTCTATAAGCTCATTTCTAGTCATTTCTCTTATACTATTAGTTGCTACATCATAAGTTGGATATTTGAATGGTTCATTTTTTTCAACTACTATATAATCATCTTTATTTAATTCAGGGTAATCTAAAAATAAATTATTACCCATAAAATCTCTAACTTCATTTGCTGTTAGATTTACTGTGAACTTTATCTCTGCTTTTTTTTGCTTTGTATATATGTAGAACATATTTTACTCCTTTCAATTTTGAATAGATTTTCAAATTTATTCAAATTTTTATGATTAAAAATGTATCTTTGAGAGCTTTTTATATAAAATTCTTAGATTTTATATTTAAGAAAAATTATAAAAATATACTCAAAACTACAAAATTAAACCTTAAATTCTTTATAAATTTGAAAATCTCCATACTTTTTTGCTAAAAAATACCTAATTTTTTCCTTGCTACTATAAGAGTATTTCTTATTTCTGTAGCACTTGTTTTTTGTATATAATGTTTACTTGTAACTCCACTACTGCTATGATTTGCATAACTAGAAGCAAGTCCTAATCCAGCTAAATTATTAATAAGATTTATGGCTGTTTTTCTTAATGTATGTGGATATAAATCTTCTATCCCTAGTATCTTCCCTAGCTTTTTTATTCTTTGCCTAATTGCTCCCTGTGTCATCTGTCTATATTCTTTCCTATACCTTGTAATAAATAGCCATTCAGATCTGATTCCTTTTTCTTCTCTTTCTTTTAACCATAATTTAAGTAATTCTTTACACTTTTGAAAAAAGAAAGCATTTACTATATAACCTTCTTTTTCTTTAACATCTGTAAAGTATCCATTTTCCAAGTCTAATTGCTCTAATTTTAAGTTTTGAATTGCTGATATCCTACAGGCACTATCTAAGAATAGTTCCCATAAAATTCTATCTTGTAAATCATATTTTTTAGTTTCAACCTGCATATATAAACGAACAGTAAGTATTTGCTCTGTTGTTAAAAAATAGCTATTCCTTATCTTATCTCTTTCTGTAAATCTTAACCTATCCAATTTCTCTGAAAATGGATGATATTTGATTTTATTTCTTCTAACACACCAGGCATAGAATGTTGATATTGCAGTGGTCTTATTCATTAAAGTTCTTTTACTATTTCCTAAGTTCCTACAATAATTTCTATAATTTTCTATTATGCCAGGCATTTCTAATAAAGTGTCTTTACTTAATAAAAGCCTGTTTTTATAAGTTTTTTGAAACCATACCAGGAATAATTTAAAATTATTGCAATATGTTTTATAAGTTGTTTCCCAAGTTTCCCAATTACTGCTCTTGCAACTGTTTAAATACTCCAAATAAATTTCCACATTTTCTTTTTTTAGATTTTCTAAAATCATTAATTGCATAATTAAACCTCCTATTTTTGATAAGTTAATTATACAATTCTTAAAATAATGGAAAATTTATTTACAACTAAAGAGGAAAAAACAAAGCTAAGTTTAGCACAAATTAATAATGTAAATCTAAATACTATTACAGAACCAGGCTTTTACACTTCATCTGGATGGAGTAATAATATCGTAAATCTCCCAGCAGAATTAAATCATAATGAAGGAAGAGCCTTTTATTTGCTTGTTTTTGCCTTAGAAAATGGAGCTTATTGTCAACAAATTTTATACAGTTTCAAAGGTCTTATTTTTTATAGAGCTATAACTGGTGCTAATTCTGCTTTTACCCAATGGAAAAAATTAACTTAATTTAACCCAAGCAGTCCAAGTTGTTTCATCTTGTGCAGACTGGTTAATTCTTGTATATACTCCTATTGCTGATATATAAAATTGTGCTTTCCTACCAATGTTAAATGTTATTAAAGTCCCCATTACTGAATTATCTTGCAAAGGCTTATTTCTTAACAAAATATTAGACCAGGATTCTAATCCAATTAAACAATCAGAATAGACAACATTGCAATCACCAGTTTGCTTAATTGTAATTAGATTTTCCACAGTGGAAAATCTATACAATATTAAAACTTACAGTTACCATAATACGGAAAATGTAAATGCAGATATGTTTATACATTACACAGTATTAAAAATACTTAATATATGTATATTGGAAATTAAATTTGCAAGATTAGCAGGAGCAAATATTCTTATGCCTGGGTCAGATTTACCAGCAGATTTTAGACCTAAAACAGATGTATATTTAGCTGGAACTGCTAGCACAGGTGGAATAAAAATGGATTATCATTGGTTAAAATTAACTCCTCAAGGAAAGTTTTACACTTTCAATAATGCTGGAGTAAATGTAAAGAATTTGCAAACTACAATAGCTTATATTGTTAATCCTTAGTGACAGAAATAACTTGACCTGATAGCTGTAGATTTCCAGAAAATCCTTGTCTAAGAGCTGGATAAAATTTTAATTTTTTAGTTGAAGGTTCAAAATGGATTTCTGCAACTTCACCAGTAGCACCCCCAGTACCATTTGTACAAGAAGCTTTAACATCTTCAGTATTTGTTAAAAACCAATCAGGTAAAATATAATCTGTTTCATAATCATTTTTAACATGAATATTCATAAAACTGATTATTCTAATTTTCCCAGCTGCTATTAATTTAAATGATTGGTTTAGAATGCCATTAGTACTATTAATTGTTATAGTTTCACTTCTAAAATTTGATAGATTTTCCACAGTGGAAAATTTGTCAACTTTTAAAATTCAAGAAATGTATTCAACTCCTGCTGGAGTTAAATTTACTATATTTCAGTATGGTAGTTTAATTCTTATAGCTGCATATACATCTGGTACAGAAAAATTAAATTATGGAACTACATATAAATGTAATTTACCTTATGATTGCTATAATACAGCAACAGCTATAACAGGAAATAATGGAAGTAGTGGACAATTTAGCTTGGTTAACAATGTTTTAATGGTTAACTCTACTGATAATCAAGTACCTCTTAAAAATACATTTATGGGGCAACTAACAACTTTTTTAAAGTAAAATTTAAATTCTAGCAATTATTAAGTAAGAAACTGTACCTCTTCCACTTGAAACTATATTTGACTTTATTGAAAGTGTTGTTGGAGAGGTCATTAATGCCGAAACTGTTGTATTAGTCAAATTCAGATTAACTTCTCTCCAGGAACAAATAACATTTGCATTTTCCCAGTTTCGGATGCTTTCTCTAATTTCAAAATTTTGAATTGAGCTTGTTCCAAAAATATAGTTAAAGCTTCCATAAACAATAATTCTATTAAACAACTCAAAATATCCACCATTTTGAGCTCCATAGGTATCAGTTTTGATTAAATTTTCCACTGTGGAAAATTTCTCTAAATTTGAAGAGTATGTTTTTAATATCCCAAAATTAACCTTTGGGAGAGTAACAAGAATTGCAAATTTGGTAACTTTAATAATAGATAGTGGACAACTTTTTTACAATAAGAATTATCAAGTTGTTCTTAATATTCCAAAAAAATTTAGACCAAAGAGCACAATTTTTTTCTCTGCGTCTTATAGAAATACTAATAAATCCACAACATTTTATATATCACCAAACGGAGATGTTACAAAATCAGGGACAGATGATGACCAAGGGGCTTATTATTTTACTATAACTTATCCTGTTGATTAAATCAGCTGTTTATAGATAAAATTTGTCCAATAAAATTATTATCAGCTGTAGAATTTGTAATAGAAGAATGAGTAATTGTTATTACATTATTTTTAAAACTTAAAACAAATTCTCTTGTATCAGAAGTTATACCTACTGTAAATGCAATATCCCTATTTCTTATAATTTCTGTTCTTAATATGATTGGAGCAAAATAGTAAAAATTATTATTATCTCCATAATTTATTCCTATTATTTCTATAAATTTAGAGTTACTAGGAATTGTTCCAAGTATCTGTCCTTTTGTTGCAGCT